GAGCGACGAGGTCGGCAACGAACTGACCTACGCCCGCGTCAACGTCATGCCGGCGTAGCCAAAACGCCGAAGGGGCTCGACGGTCGCCCGCCGAGCCCCTTCCTTCCGACCGGCCCGAGGGCTTAGGTCGGGGTGAAGATCGGCCCGATCCCGTGTTCGGCGAGGGTCTTTCGGACCTGCGGCCACGACTTCCCGAGCGCGACCGCGATCGCGTTCGTGGACTTCCCCTCGGCGGCCATCGCGTGGGCGACGAGAAGCTCCTGATCGTTTAGAAACGGCCTCCGGGTGTAGGGCGTCCCGCGGGCCGCGAGGGCGTGCGCGAGGCGCGTGTAGTTGATCCCGGTCGCGATCGACGCCTGACGGAGCGTCGCCCCGGCCACGAGGCGGGCGTCCACGTCGGCGAGTTGCTCCGGCGTGATCGGCGGCACACGGCGGACGGCCTTCGGCGCGACGCCGGAGCGGCCGGAGTAGATCGCATGGTTGACCGCAGCGGGCTCGACGTTGGCGGCTTTGGCGATGGTTTCGACCGGCGCGCCGAGCGCGTGAAGCTCGATCATCGCCTCGGCCATCGACGAGAGGATCGGCCGGTCCGGCAGTATCCGCCGCCGGTACATGTCCTTGACGTTCTCGCCCTGCGTCCCGAGTTCGAGGTGGCCCGGGTTTACGCACTGGACCGGGAACTTTCCGTTGTCGCACTTGTGCCTGAGTAGCATCCCGTCGGGGATCGGCCCGTGGATCGACTCCCACGCGAACCGCCATGCAAGTTGCCGCTTCGGCTCGCCGGGGGCCGCAAGGTGAGAGCGCGGGAACGTGATCGAGTTGTTGATCGACCCGCCGCCGTACACCCAGCACGGGCCGAGCCCTTCGTATTCGGGATGCCCGGTCGGGACCGGCCCGTCCTTGCCGACCTTCGACCAGAACCTTTCCGCCATCGTCTTGACCGCACGCACGGACGCCTCCCGGTTGGGAGGCGTCCTGTAACCCGGCCGCGGCTATTCGCGCGAGGTCGTCGCGCGAATAAGCTATCAGACCGAGATACCACCGAGGATCGAGGCACCCTTCGAGTTTGCGAGCACAAGGGCCAAATCGACGAACATCTCGAAGGCGTCGTTCTGGCTCGTGGTCTTGGCGAGCGGGAGCACCGACATCGGGGTGAGTTCCTCGATCCAGCAGTACCGGGTGTTCACGATCACGAGCGAGGTCGTGGTGCCGCCCGAGAACGCGGTCTGGCTGGAGCCGCTCCACGTCAGGTTGTCGGGCATCGAGGTCGTCGGCACGAGCGGGATGCCGTCGTAGGTCTTCACGCGGAAGCCGCCGGCGATCTCGGTCATGTTGACGAACTGCTGCTGCGCCTGCAGGGCCGCGTTCAGCTTCCGAAGCCCGGCCTGCGAGCCGTAGATGCGGAGGTCGGAACGGTTGCCCGCGCCGCGCACCACGTCGATCGCCTCGTCGAGCTTGCTCAGGACGAGCGCGGAGCCCGCCGAGAGCGTGCTGTTCGCGACGACCTGCCCGGCGACGGCGTTGATCAGGGTCAGCAGGCCGCTGATCTGGTTCGCGCTCGCCGCGTTGTCGCCGATCAGGAGCGCGCTTTCGAGGAGGTTCGCGAAGTCCTCGGCCTTGTTCACCATCTCGGTCGCGAGCACGTCGCCGTAGGTGCGGCCGGTGGCCTGCAGCTTGCGGGTGACGGTGCCCTTGGTGAGCAGGGTGCGGTAGGTGAAGGTCGCCTGTGCGTAGGTGCCCGTCTCCTCCGTCCCCGAGTCGGTGTCAGCGACCCAAGCGCCGCCGGTCGTGCCGGGCGTGCGACGGTTGATCAGCGCGGCCTGTCCGCTGCCCGGCTTGCGGTCGAGCGTGGACTGGACGCCGAGCATCCGAAGCGAAAGCTGCTGGACGATCTTGTTGACGTTCGGCTGGAGCAGGACGGAGCCGGCGCCGGACGAGTTGAGGGTGCGCTGAAGGGCGGCGCGACGGCGGGGGTCGAGATCGGCCCAGATTTGATCGAGGGACATGGCAGGCTCCTGAAGTGTGGAAGTTGGTTTGGATCAGGACCACGAGCCGACGTCGGAGTCGGGCTCGCGGATCACGCCCTCGTCGACGGCGCTGTTGATCAGCGCGTGCAGGTCGGATTCGAGCGCAGCGCGCATCGACACCTGCTCCTCGATGGTGGCGCCGTAGTGCGACACCGACCGACGGTCGACGAAGCCCTTGGAGCGGACCACGGCGGCGAGGGCGGGAGCCTGCTCGACCACCTGCTCGGCGACGCCCTCGATCACGGCGCGGTCGAAGGAGCCGGCGCCAGCGTGGCCCTTGCGGCCGAAGTACCGCTCGGCGGTCCGGGCCTCGGAGGCCGCGAGGCGGGCGCGGAGCGCGGCGACCTCGGTGGCGTTGGGATCGGCGGCCGGGGAGGCAACCGGGTCGGCGACGCGGGCGCCCGGAGGCGTGGCGACGGCGGTCCGGGCCTCGACGGCGTCGAGACGGGCGGCGATGGGGGCGAGCGACTCGGTCAGGAGGGCGCGGAGAGCTTCGGGGGTCATGTTGAGTTCCTCGGTGTTGGTGGAAGGCACGTCGCCGTCCGTGGCACCGGGAGAGGCTCGCTGGCCTTCGCTTCCCGCGTCGTCGTCCGAATCGTGACGCGGCGCGTTCTCGGTGTCAAGGGGTACGGCATTGTTTCGTTCGTCAGCGGGCTCGGCCGCGACGGGTTCAGGGGTCGGCTCGACCTCGGCGGCGACGACCTTCGGCGCGGCGGCCTTGGCGCGGGCCACCGCGGAGTCGTGCGACGCGGAGATCGCAGAGCGCATCCCGTCGATCCACGAGTCCCCGTTCGACGGGCGGCGCGTGGCGGCAAGGTGGTCGAGTTCCACGCCCTCGATGATCACGCGCTCGGGAGGGTCCCACTCGCCGGCGTCGGCGGCGTAGATGTACCGAAGCTCGGTGAACCAGCCGCCGATCGACTGGCCGACCTTCTTCTTGCGGCCGATCATCTTCGCCAGCCGCTCGGCCATCGGCGCGTCGGCGTCGAGGGCGACCGCGACGCGCAGGGCGAAGCCGGGCTCGGTGGCAGCAGCCGCGTTCTCGACCGCGGACGACACGACCTCGCCCTTCGTGACGTAGCCGATCACGGAGTCCCACTCGCCGCCGTTGCCGCTCCACGACGGGTGCGCGGGCAGGTAGCAGACCTCGCCGGACGAGAACTGCTCGGCCATGCCGTCGAGCGCGCGCTTCGACATTTCGGTGCCGTAGGTGTCGACGCCGGTCGAGGACGCGACGCCGTACAGCATCATCTCGCCGCCCTCGCCGGTCGCGGGATCGGTGTCGTCCTCCTCGGCGGCCATGCCCTCGCCGTCGGCCTTCGTCACGATCTTCTGCTCGCCGGGGTTCGTCGGGTCGGTCGGCCCCTCGCCCTCGTCGTCGATCGTCGGCACCGGCGCGCGGACCGCGGCCTCGACCCGAGCGTCGGTCAGGAGCGCGGAGAACGCGAACGGGACACGAGCGCGCACGAGGTAGGTGCGGCGCCCGTCGACGATCTCGGCCGGCTGCGTGAGGTCGGGCGCGGCGACGGACGCGAGGGAAAGCGACATGGCGACTCCTGACCGTTGCCGGTCTGGTGGTTCGCGGGCGCCTCGATGGGCGGTCGTTCCGCTGGTTTCCCGAAGGGTAGCAGCGGAGGCGCTGCGGCGCAAGCCCGGCGGCTATTCGGCCCCTCCGTCGTCGGCCGCGCCCATTCGGTCGACGAGCTTCGAGGACCAGCCGACCGCGGGGTCGCCGCCCCACAACGCCCACGCCACACGGCCGGGCGACGGGTATCCGTCCTCGCCCGGCGAGAACCCGGTTCCGTCCTTGTCGACCTCGTGGCGAGCGAGCCACGCCCGCATCTTGCGGGCCTTCGCGGGCGTGATGTCGTCGCCGTCGCGCAACTTGCGCGCCCAGCGAACCGTCTCAGGCTTCAGCCCGTCGCCGCCTTCGCCGGCCTCGTACCAGTCCACGCCCTTGCGGCACTCGGCTCGAACGCCGGCCGGCGGCGAGAAGTCGATGTCGGCATACTTGTCCGCCCGCGTGTTCGGCGCGGCGTCGCCGGCCCTGCCGTTGGCGGCGAGCGACACGGCGGTCCCGGCCGCGACCTCGGCCGCCGTGTGCCAGACGGCCACGCAACGGCACCGGCCCTCGCAGACGCGCTCGCCCGGCCACGACGTCACCGACGCAACCGCGACGAACCCCTTGCGCGACTCGTCGAGGCACTCGTCGCACTCGCCACGGCCGCCGGCGTCCACGC